CACGTAGGTGGATGGATCGGGTGCAGTACCTGCAACGTCGCATCCACTTTCTCAAACCTGTTCCTCATCCCGTTGAAGAAAGGATACTGAACCCATTCGCGGAAGAATTCATTCCACAGAGGTCGTTGGACCTCCATATCAAAGAATTCCGCCGTAGATCCCGAGAAGAACAACTTTCGTTGTCTTCCAGGCCTCGAGCCGTCAGCGGTCGGTGTATTCTTAGTCCAAAAATGGATGTCAGTATACTGAACCGTACTTAACAGACCCAACAGGAACGTAAACTTCGACGCACGGAACAGAACGGCCCGACTAACTTGTTCCCAGAGACGTCTTGCGACGTTCCAGGTGGACTCACCTCCTAAGTTAGCCTCACCGCCCGGTGCCACAGAACATAGCCACGCCTCAATAGGCATTGACCATATCCCGCCCGGACGGTGTAAGAAAGCGATTAGGTTGCTGAGACGGTTCCCTAGACCCAGCCCGACTGGCAGTCGAGCCAGATTTCGGTAGCCGAACCCCGCGAAACGTGCTACGGCCGAAAGTCGGATCTCTCCGAATTTCTTACACTTCAGGACCAGTTGCTCAAGAGCACCTACATTACGTAGGGCCACTAGCATCTCTGCTAGCGACACTGGACTGACTTCCCGCCCACGGACCCAAGTTCGTTTTGCGAACTCTAAAGAGGAAGTGATCGATACCAAGCTTTTGGCTAAACTGATATCAACCCCAATCCCCTTCATGACCCGTAGGTACTCCGCGGCTACGGCGCGGTCAGCGATGACCACGTCGTCTCCAAGCACTGCATAATCCAAGAACCAACCGGGTTCCTCTGGATATGCTTTCGAAGCTGCGTACTGTACAAGCGCATGATGCGTCAACGCGAGCATGGCCCACGAAGACAGAGCACCCATAGGCTGACCAACAGCGTAGGTCACGCTACTGATCCCCAGGTTGTAGCTTCTCGCTATCCTAGGTAGCATGTATGGTCGGGAGACCAACAGCTGAGCCCACAGGGCCGTTAGCTCAGAACCGAGGAGCGGGTCCAATAGGTCCATTTGCAACAGCAATGGCAGCCTATCAGTAGCCGCTGACAAATCGAAGGAGGCCACGTAGCGCCTCTCATCTCCTCCGAATCGCTCGATCAAACGATTAATGGGCGCAATTTGATCAAACGTCCCGTCGGTCACGATTAATCGTAACTTCGAGAATATCCACTGGTGCAGGGGAGCCACCAGAGCCTGGGTTAAGAGCGACACCATGGCGAACACACGGATCTTGCCGGGTTCATGCTTAAAACCTAGCCGCCCGAAGGACAGAGGTTTTCCCCAGTAGTACGTCAGGTACCAGGCCAGTTTCTCGCTCGCGCAAGATTCCGGTCCGGCATCCCACAAGGCCGCCTGGCTAGGCGGGCCTTGCATCACGTACCAAAGAGGAGAAACTTTTCCTCCCTCCATGAGTATCGGAGGCTTTGAACGGAAAGAAACCCAAGCCTTGTGAGCCCGGGCCTCTAGGACCGCCCAAAGTTTCTTCAACACCCACGTCAATTCAATTCCATCCACGAGTACAAGCCAGCGAACCAACGCTTGCTTCATCTCAGGACAAGCGCCGTAAACGGCGATGTCCCACGGGAGCCCCATTACTGCGGCCCACCCCCCCGAGTTCGGGGAGGCTTTCCGAATGAAAGGAATTGAACGCGGATCTAGCTTCGCAGCAGGATTCAACTTCAGGTCGTCTCCGGTAATGAGCCGAAGGCGCCGATAGAAGTCCGGTACCCACGTCTTCCAACCCTCACGAAAACCAGAGATATCAATCCCTGGCTCCGTGATTGTCTTAAGTTTCAGTGCCCCCCGGAACTCTATCTCACGATAGAGCCCCAGCAGAGACAACCAAAACCCAATTATTCGAACATCGCCCTGACGAATCAGCCGGCGATGTTGGGGGTTGATCAGACGCGGTATTCCGCGACGAGTCCGCTTCACGTTCGCGCCTAGGGCCCAAGGGCTGTTATCCACCATACCTCCCGCCGCATGCTGTAACAGCACGTAACTGGCTTTCAAGTATATGGCGAGTCCTCTCGGACCACTAGACTTGTAGATGCGTCTTACGTTCTTGGCAAAACCAAAGGTAACCTTAACCATGGAGCTGCTCAATCGCCCAAAGACTAACGGGACCAATCGTAAGAGAAGTCCCGCTAGTTTTACTTCTGATTTTACACAGAAGGACCAGGTCATAGTGTGAGGCACCAAGCGCCCGTA